ACGGAGTGTTGAGCCCATAAATTATCACCCCCGAAAAATACCCAATCTTTGTTTTTAACAACCTCCTCAAAAGTAGGTAATATAGCCGCAGCCATATCAAATTGTTTTAATTGTGTTTTACTCATATACTATCAAATATAAATCGGGGGTTTAATCACTTATGCTTTTTCTACACCTAATTTACTCATTAGTAAATCTACTATGTAGTTGTCATCATTTCCCCACGCTGCGTATTCATCAGCGGTAAGTTCTATGCTGTATTGATTTGCGTTTTGTTCGCCTCTAACAATACAATTTACATAAGCGGTTTTATTTAATTCAACACCAACATTTATGATTTGTAATGTATCTAATGAATAATTTACTGGTTTGATTTTAATTGTTGTTTCCATATTTCTATATGTTATTTTATTTTTATTTAATTTTATGTAAATACTATATGTACTGCTCCACTATTGTCTCTGTATAACTGCCCATCCACTAATCCACCTGCTTTAGCCGCTCCGTTATTAGAGTACTCTGTAAGGGGTGCCATAAGAATAAGTTTTTCCAAATGCGTACTATTAGGTGCTATTGCTGTTCTATTCACACAACCTATCATAGTGGCACCTGATGTAGTCCCACTAATAGTATTACCACTACCACCAATCATAGAATTATAGTTTCCTGATGAACTAATAGTATTTCCAAAGCCACCAATAGATAGTTTATATGTTCCCGTTCCTGTAATTGTGTTTCCACTATTATTGATGATTACATCACCCGTTCTAACAGATGTTAAATTAAATCCATTTCCAATAAAAGTATTTTCTGTATTTCCTGTAATATAATTTCCACTACCACCAAAGATGTTGTTATATCCATAAGCAGAACTATCACCATTTATTACCGAAAAAGAAGCAACAATATTATTATAGGGGCCTGGGTTAAAGTTGGGAGCATCACCAATTTTATTTCCATATCCTAATATTGAACTATAACCAGAACCCAAGTTTCTTTCATTACTATTTCCTAATGTAATAGCACCTATTGATGTAGCCCTTGATGTATTACCACCTAAAACAATACCACCATTATATGCCGCTGTTTCGTGTCCTATCGCTATACCACCATTACCAGCGGTAAAAGTGGCAGAACCAATAACCACAATTTGATTACCTACAACTTGTCCGTGTTTTCCAATACTAATGCTTCTTAAAGTAGTTGTATTACCTGCTATATCACCAATACAAACACTATCATCACCACTTGCGTTGGCATTATTTCCAATAGCGATACTATTTGTTCCTGACGCAGTTGCGGGTGTTGTTGTAAGTCCGTCTTTTTGTTTTAATGATGATGTCCCCGTTCCATTTACTAACCCACCTTCTGCGGTGATTGTAATGTTCGCTTGTCCTGTTCCCCCACTTGTGATAGTTGCTCCACTAAAGTTTAAGATTGTTGCTCCTGATACAATCAAAGTTCCACCCGAATAAACACTATTAGACATACCACTAGTCCCTGATGTGCCCGATGTGCCATCAGTTCCGCTAGTACCTGATGTACCACTTGAACCTGATACTCCGCTAGTCCCTGATGTTCCGTTAGTTCCTGCTTGTCCTTGAGCGTTCATATTTTCCCACGAGGCATTTACATCAGGGGGGTTTCCACCTGCTGCGATTGTTCCTAATGCGACATATGATGCCCCTGAATAATAAACAACATCATTTATAAAATAAGTTGTTATTGATTGCCAGCCACCCTGCCAGGTAAAACCTAAACCTGATGAACCTGATGTGCCAGATGTCCCTGAACTACCGCTAGTCCCCGATGTGCCTTGAAGGGATGATACTTTTACTTTGTAAGTTGTTGTAAAACCACTATCTACAATAGGTAATACATCATCAGGACTAACTGATGGTATAAGTGGCAAGTTTGATATTTTTATATTACTCATATATTCTTAAATATAATTTTTATTTATTATTCTTGTATTAAATACTCATCATCTTGTGTAATGAGGAAAAAGTCATTTTGTGTCAATATACCATTTGATATTCCACCAGGTATGTAGATAAAGTTGTTGTTTGTTTCATTAGGACTAATATACTGCTCGTAAATCGGCGCATCATTTAAGTCAATAACTAATGCTCTACCCTCATTTACCTTGTTATAGGACGCTGAAGGACTTGTTGTACCTGTAGTGATGTTCTCATATATTCCGTAGTAATATTGTCCCTCATATCTAAAGTATTTGTATGGCGTTGAACCTGAATAACCCGTGTTTGTATCACTTTCTATAAACTGGAACTCATCATATCTATCGCTAGTTCCCGATGTTATATTTTGAGGGTAAAAAATAACTTTGTCCCCCGACATAATATGTTGAAAGGAAAAAAGATAAACAGGGTTAGACAATAACTTATTCTGCGAGGCTGATACAGCCATCTTGTTTAATTGTCCTTTTTTTAATAATATCATATATGTATATTTCCTTTATGTTCGGCTTTTATTTTGTCGGTTAGTTCATTTATATCAACATCTTTACCAACAGAATATTCTAATTGTCTATGTAATACCTCACCAGCACCACCTCTATCAAAGTAATGTAGGTTAAAAGTTAAAACAGCCTTGTCTAGTTCCCAACATACACTCCTAATTTCCCACTCCTCATATACAACTCCATTTATTTTAACTGGTGTTTTAATATACATACACTCTTAAATATAAAAAAAGGGGGCTATAACACCCCCTTATTTATTGTATTTGTTTATTGCGATTAAGCAACAATAGTTAAGCCACTTACAACTGATGATAATACGCCAGCAAGTATAGGTGCTGGTTCATTACCAAAGAAGGTAAATGTCAATTCATAACCATTTTTATCTCCAAAGGCAGTACCTGTCATAGTACTACCAGCCGAGGTATAACCTCCACCAAAATCATCACCCAAAAAGTAAATTGTTCCGTTATTGTCCTCAACAAACATTTGTAGCCCTCTATTTTGAGCCAGTAATTTAAGTTGATTTCTTTTTTCACTTTCAATTTTATGGAACGCTAGTACCAGGTCTTGCTGGTAAAAAGTAGTTCCATTCTCTAAAGATGAGTTTAAGGTTTCAGTCATCTGCGATGTTTGTTTTTGTACCTCAAAGGTGTATATGCTTCCACTACCCGATAAAGTCAAAATCTCATCATCACCATTTCTTGTTTCACCACTAATAACACCCGCTACTGCGTATGCTTTAACAATACCGCCGACATTAGCCGCACAAGATAGGTTTATTGATGATGTTGCTAGACAACTTGAATAACTCATATTTTTATCTTATTTTTTTAATTTAGTTTATTTATTACGCAAGTCCGTTAGATACAATATTTTCTGGAAAAGCGATTTGTACGCCTAACTTAAAATTACATCTTACTCTTACCTCATCAAAATCTTTAGAATAGAACATATCCAAACGCTCGCTGTCATCCATTAAATCTACACCGATTACAACCTCACTCGCAGGAGCAAGAATAACTCTGTTAGAACCCGCAAGTCCAGGAACACCAATAACCTTGATATTTGTAGCAGGGTGGAAAGTAGTAAAATCTACTCCAGCACCTTCAGGGGTGTAATGAAAGTAGTTCGCAGTTCTCAAAGCAACTACATAGTTTCTGTATGCCTGATTAGACATCATAACTACTAAATCAGTTCTGTTTAATACCGCATCAGGTAAAGAAGCGATAAGTACATCCACCTGCGTCAAAGCGTTAGTGCTAGTGATTGCTGATGTTGAACCTGTTGGTGTAAAATTGACTTGTTCGCTGCTAGTAACCGCAGTAGATGTCAATTTCAATAGTCCGTTAAAACAATCAGTTCCACCTGAAGCAGATGTAGCCGCCTGCCAGATTTTATTCTCAATAAACATACTGATTTGTTCTTGCTTTAATTTAGCGATTTGAGCCTCAAATGGCACACTTTCATTATATGAACCAGCATTTAAGAACTGACCCGCCCAATATGTATTTAAGTCCGCTGGGCATAACGCCTCATTCACCTTGTAGGCACATACAGATATGTCCCTTTGAGTAAATGTAGTTGTTCCGCTTGGCGTCCATCCACAAGTACCATCACTTACATTTAATGTAGATGATAATAGGTTTATTGCTTGAGTACCTTTAATACCGCTCTGGATATAACAAGCCTCCGCAGTTTTTGCTTTAGCAACTGCTTCTGTCAATAACAATCCACCCAATTCATCCGTGTAGGTTTGTAGTGAGTTTAAGTCAAAAGAAAAATTATGTTTTTTCATAGTAATTTGTTTTTTATTTTTTGTTTTTATTAGTTTTTATTTAGTTTTCTCATAGCCATTAAAGCCTCTGCTTTATTACTATAAGAAGGGGTACTTACAGCCGTTGAAAAACCTTTTTTATCATAGATTTTTTCTCCTGCTGGTAATGAACTGAACTTGCTGAACTTACCATCTAAATCAGTAAATCTATCATTCATTTCATTTAATTTTTTGTTTAGGTTTTCTAATGCTGATGTAAATGTTTCCACAACATCATCAATACACATTTCACTTGCTTCTAATGAACCTTCTGGTGCCATATCAGGTTTAGTAATACCTGTAATAACTCCTTCAGCATCAACAACAACAACAATACCGCTGTCTGTTGTATGTTCGCCCATCGGGGCAGGTACTCTTTCACCTGCTTCAGTAATCACAAATAATGGTTTTCCAACCTCAAAGTCGCCTTCAGCCTCTACTTTTGTACCATCTACTAGTGTAGCAGTAGCCATTTCCTCATCAGCAGGAACTAACACAACATCTCCGTTGTCCGCAGGAATATCAACTATCTCTTGTTCTGGCTTGATAGTTTCCATTTTCTCAATTACACCACCCATAGTTTTAAGTTTAGCACCCATTTCCATTTCATATTCTCCATCAGGTATAGGTAATTGTCCTTCTGGTGTAATAACATACACCTTCTTACCCATTTCCATAGCATCATCTTCAATTTCAATTTCCACACCATCAGTAGTCATATAACCGAATGATTGAGGCACTAATCCTAAAAGTACTTGTAGTTTTTTTAGTTTTGTATTTTTCATATATTTTGTTTATTTTTATTTATTCTGTATATTCTTAAATATAAGTTTTTCATTAAAGAAGCCCTCAATAGAAAAACCTTTGTATTTACCCGCTTTAATGTCCTTCCAAAGTTGATTATCTTGTACCTTCATAGTAATAACCCAAGTACCCTCTGGATACATTAAACCTAACGCATTTGATTTATCATTATCGGGGTTTTCTACTATCCAACTTTCACTAACAAAGGCTTTAGCCCCTATATTAGTATGTTCTATGTTTGTTGAGTTGGTTATATTGTCCTTCATAAACTTTTGAGCCAGTAATTTAGTAGTTTCCTTACTAAAGAATACATAATAAGGCTGGTTAAACTCATTTACACGGACAATAAACTTTTGAGGAACTACAGCAGCCCCCGTGATTTCCATTTTATCATCATCCATACTAAATGTATGTTTATCACCACTAAAGTTTTCCACAATAAGAGGTTTTTTCTTTTTACCAGTTTCATCTGTATAAGGCGATAATCCTGTTGTTTCAATTTCCATTTTAACAGGAACACAATTAGGAACTAATCTACCATTTAATTCTTTTGTACCGATGGCTTCATAACCAGGCCAGCAGGCGTCCTCTAACTCCGCCATTTCAGTATCTATTTGTTCTAACTTTTTCATAGCCCAATCAACACCTTCAGTTCCACCCCAACCTAACCAGGCAACATAACCTTTGTCTTTCCAAGGCGTCCCTTTATATTCAGGGGCTA